AGCCTTGAAGATATCCCCTTCTGAGCACAGTGAGCAAGTCGGATTTATCAATTGGTTTAGATCTCAGTATCCAGAGACATTAATCTTTGCGATTCCGAATGGCGAGAAGAGGGCAATCAGCGTTGCCAAGAGACTGAAGATGGAGGGAGTAGTTCGAGGTGTTCCAGATCTATTTATACCAGCTTGGAATTTGTGGGTTGAAATGAAACGAGTTTCAGGTGGGAGACTTTCGACTGATCAAAAGCAAATGATCAGTTATCTTGAAAATATAGGTCACACAGTTATTGTTGGGAAAGGTGCAACCGATGCGTCTCAACAAGTTTTAAAGTTTATGGAAGGAAAGTAAAATGCATGACAATGACCTAACTGCCTTTCAGGCATCCCAGCTTCAATACTTAAAAACTCAAGTTGAAAGAAAGCAAGTTGACTTAGAAAGAGGTGATTCGTTTTCGAGCGCAGACAACGAACTTTTTCAAGCTAAAAAAGAACTAAAAGACTTTTTAATCAACCTTAGAATAGCTGGTAAAAACATATAAATTATTGAAAACAAACGATAATAAAAAACTTTTCTTTTTGCCCTTGTAATATCTGAGGAAGTAGCTATATATAATGTATAGTTAATCAGAAAGGGACTAGATAATGACAAATACTTACACTTACAACAAAGGTGATCTTAGCCTTAAGATTATAGCCATCAAAGATAGTGCCGACGTTTACGCTCATCATTTTGGTGGTATGTATTGCTACAAAGGAACTATCTACCAACCATTTTGTAAAAAAACGCTCGTAAAAAAAGCTAAAGAATTATTGCCAAAAACAGACCTTGTGAGGGAGACAATATAATGGCTTATAATTGGAAAATCGCAGATCAGATCGGTTCTACTCCAGAAACGTATGCAGCAGGAATTAAGCGTAATATTAAATTGAACGCTCGAATTACTCGTGACAAAAAATTTCATGAAGAAGTTTCTGATGCAAAAGAAATTACAGATTTCTTGGCTCCATATGGATATCACGGTGAGTTGGAAAGCAACTCGTTTATAAGTAAAATGGCTTGGGCATTAGAGGAATGGGGGGGTCTGACTACAGATCAACTTATTCCAGTTCGTAAGGCAATGGCGAAAGATGTAGAGAGAAAGGCTAAATTTAAAAAACTTAATGCTGAAAGAGCAGCTAAAAGCGATTACATTGGCACAGTGGGTGTGCGTCAGTCTTTTGTTCTCACAGTTAATCACGTTCACCCAGTGGATGGTTTTTACGGAATGTCATACATCAACATTTGTAATGACGCTGATGACAATATTGTTATCTACAAAGGTGAACCATGTTGGGGTAAGGGCAGTACAGTTGAGTGTGTGGCTAACATCAAAGAGCACAATGTTCGTGAAGGTGCAAAGCAAACCATCATTAAAATTCCAAAGAAAGTTACAATCAACGGAGAGGCTTACTAAGCCTCACCACCACCCATTTAGAAAGGAATATCAAATGACACATCAAATTAACAACGACATCGAAGCATTCACTTTGGCACTGAGACTTGCCGTAAGTGCCCCAACCGATGAGCTTTCAAAAAAACCCCTCGATATTGCCGAAAAGATATCACGTCGCCTTACTCTTGAGGAAGTCAATGAAGTAAAAGCAATGTTGGAAAAGGAAGTTAAATGACAGAGCTACAAGTCATCAGGGCAACAATCCCCATGCAATATAAGAAAGTTCAGGAAGCTATGATCGAATACAAACGATGCCAGAACCTCAATCAACTAATCAAGAAAGAAAAACACATGAAAGAGTTGTTTCGATTGATTGAGGAAGAACTGAAACTCTCTTGTAAGTTTAACAGCCGTAGGCAGACAGGGTCAATCGAATGAAAAAAGGTCAGGATAACTTACGCATTGCCCTCAGAGACAATCTCAATATGAACTTCTACAAGGTACATGGGAATGGAGGCATTCCTAACCTCCACTACATTGGAGAGGGAGACTTCCCTTCTGGGTGGATGGAAATCATTCACCTTGATGATTGGGGTAAGAGAGTTAGCTCTGGGCTCCGTTTAGAGCAAGCTCAGTGGATACATGACTACATCGAGCGTGGTGGTAGTGCTTGGATCGTTATACGCATAGAGAAGGCTCTATCCCTCTTCTGGGGTGGATCTGTCTTCGACATACTAGACAGACCAAATCCCAAAAGGTTTATGGATCTCGCTACGTGGAAAAAGAATGGTAATCTATTAAAGCACGACTGGAAGGAGGTAGAGAATATAATTCTTAATGCCAGTTCTTAATTACTTTTCTTTTTCGTAAGATATAGATGTTTTGCTTGCCTTGCCAGCATACGCATTAAACCCCATGAACGCAGCGACAACACCAGAGGCAGCAATTACATAGACACTAGCAATGTCAGTAATGAGTGCAGCAGCCTTATCAAAACCTAAAACTGAAGCAAGAAGAATAATAAATGGATAGATTAACATTCCCATTAATGCCAGACCTGTAAATCTACGCTCTGCATTTCGTTTTAAATCTCTGTCAATTACTTCCAACCTACGATCTTCGAGGTCAAGTTTATTCCATTCGGAGCGATCAATAGTTCCGTTTGAATCTAAATCTGCTTTATCAAACTCCGTCATTGTTATATCCTATTCTATTTTTCTTGCAAAAGATTCAGCAACTCTTTTGTCATAAGTTATAATTACAATTTTCCAACCCTTATCGTAAAGAACCCAGTATTTTTTTCTTTGAATTAAAAACAACTATCATCCTATTTTCCTATTTTACTAACATCCATGTTGGGTGCGGAGGTGTTATTGAATCTAGATAAGCAATTACTAAAACTGCAATCGTAAAAACAATCAACTGACTAGGGCTTAAACTCAATTGCTGCCCAGACAAGTACTGCTCCTCCACCTAATGTTATAGCCATTCCTAGAAGTATTGATAAAACATTTAATATTTTGTTTTTACGAGCAAGGGCTTCGTATCTACCTTCTCTTTGTGTCTGTTCTGCTTTTGCTACAAATGATTTATAAACAGCAACTCCACGGCTTCCCTTCATATCAAAAATTAGATTTTCAAGGTCTTTTTTTAAGGTCTTTGCTCTCTCGTATTCTAAATAATCATTTAATGGATTGCTTTTTTTATTGCTTTTTTGAGCCTCTTCAACTCCAGAAATGTAATCTAAAACACTACCAAGCTCTCGTGACATTTGCGTAATTTCACGACCAGCACCAAATCCTTTTTGAAGAAGTTTATAGCCAGTAGTTGCTGCAAGAAAAAGTGAGGCAGGGTCCATTTATTGGCTCGACTGTGTTATTACTTTATTTATTGTCGATGGTTTAATATTCCCTATAATGTTTTGCAATGCACCAGAAGTCTCTGTAGACAAATAGTTTTCATCCTCAGACGGACTGCCACTTTCTAACATTATTATGTCGTCAAGACGCTTCATAAGTTCAGCTTCTTGCACAGATCCAGCACTTACTTTAGGGAGCTTAACAAGAATGTTCCTTACTGCAGGAGACTCAAGTATTCTAGCAATCCCACCTATACTAGCAACCGCTGCAAGACCACCACCTACACCTCCTAAAGATTGCATTAAAAATCCACTTATAATAGGAATTTGTAACATTGCACCAGTTGGTGGAAGAACATTAGCTTCTGCACCTCGCCTTGTTAAAGATAAAACTCTGCCTAAACCTTCAACGGTATTTAAGTCTCTTTCATTAAAAAATATTCCTAACTGCTCTGATCTTTTTTTAATTTGATTTTTAAAAACGTCTGGGCTAATAGTTTCATTTGCATTCAAAGACTTTTTAAACATATCGGAAATTATTGCAGTTCTTGCATTTGCCCTTCCTGTAGCATCAAGATTTTTATAAAGTAATTTAACGTCCGAAGGTTTTTTGCTAAATAAAATTCTATTTACATCTTCTGGGGTCATTTCACCTTTTTTAAGAACACTCTTAAATAATGAATTATCAAGTTCTCCTGCTAATTCAGTTAACCTAGCATTAGACACATCAAATCTTTTTATATCATTTTTACTTCCAAAAGTTGTAATAAACGACCTCATGTCTTCTCTTAAAGGATTATATATCCTGTTGAGAGCCTGTTGTCCGACTGCTTTTACTGCAGCTAAAGAAGGATCTTCAAAACTTTGACCTATTTGTTTTCTTAACAACTCTATATTTTCTAAAGGTTGGCCTTCACGAATTGTTACATTTTTTCCTTTTGGACCTTTTACAACTTTTTCTCCAAGGATAGCACTTCTCCAGTCTTTGAGCCTTTCTATAACAGGTGCAAATTCACCAGACCTTAATCTTGATAATTGATCGATTTCTTGATCTATTGCTGCGACAGTTTTATTAACATCAACAACTCCTGAAGATCTAAGAGCATCATTTTCTATGACTGAGCTTTTTAATTTTGTGTACTTAGTTAATTCTGAACCTCTTTTTCTTAAAAGGTCTTTTGCAACTTCTGAAACTATATCAACATCATCACCTAAATTAACTCCAAAACTTCTAGCTAAATTTGTAACAGCTTCAGCTCTTAAATCTTGTTGTGCTGATCTTATTCCTCCTGTTCCTAAAACAGGGATACTTTCGGAAGTTCTTTGCAACCACTTGCCAGCAAAAGTTGAAGGTGGCCTTACATCGGAAGTTAATACAGGCAAGCCAGCAGACTCAGCTTGTTTTGCAGTCGCTATAGTTTGCTCTGGTATTGGGTCTGTTTTTATATTAGAAATTTTGCCTCCAACAAGTCCACTAGCCAAAGCTGCAATAGTTTGAGCAACTGGACCACCACCCATCTCTGCAGTTGCTTGCCCACCAGCTCCAGCAGATCCACCTCCTACAACTTGTGTTCCTGAACCAGCAGCCATAATATTTGCAACTTTTTTAGAAACACCTGACAAATAATTAGCAATTTTTGTTGAAACAGAAGCACTACCACCACCAGCAACCATACCTTGGCTTACCATGTTTACAATACGCTCTTGAGCATTTTCAGGTTCTGGAACATCAAGTTTATTTAAAACAGAAGCCATTTGGTCTGATAGCCTTGGTATGTCACCTTTGCCACCAGATATTGCAGATGCTAAATTAATAATAGTCGCAATAGGATCATAAACAATGCCTCCAAGACTTGCAGCACCTTCTGCTGCTGCACGAGCTGTTAACCCAAGTTGACGCTGTCCTTCATTAATAAAATCAACATCTTTTAATTCTCCAACTTTGTCTGAAGCCCAACCAGCGATAGGAGTTATTTTAGTCATCAAGTCTTGAGCAAAATTTAATTTTTGTTCTTCAGGCAAACCAGAAGAAGCAACTACTTCGTCAACTTTTATTTGTGAAGATTCTTTGTCTGCTTCTTTTGCTGCTGCTGCGATCTCTGCTAATGTCCTGTCTGCCATGATTAGTCTCCTGCCTCTGAATAGCTTGCTTTTTCACTGTCAGACATTGTAATCCACATAGCAGTCGGTGTTATTCCTGCTTCTTTTGCTGCATTGAAAACTGCTTCATCTAAATAAAATGATGGTGGTGCTATTTCTGAACCAAAAATATTAACAGGATTTAAACCATAATTTTTAACTTGAAGTCCTTTATCAAGTCTAATTTTAGCCATATGTAATTTTCCTGCATCTAAAAACTTTTTAGAAAGCTCTAGGAAACTAGTTCGTTGTTCATCTGAAAGCAAATCGCCTTCTTTTATTTGTGCAGCAGCAACTTGTAATTTTTGTAAAAGTCCAGCTGTATTTTGTGCTTGTGCAAATTCACTTTCACGAACAACAGATCCTGGATCTAACATTTTCATAAAACTAAAAACCATTGCTAAGTCACCAACACCATTGTTAGATTTTCTAGCTTCAGCTAATTTATTATAAGAAATTTCAGACTCAACCAACTCTTCCGTTTTCTTACTATAGTCTGTTAAAATTTTATTTTCAGCTTCAAATAATTCTTTATTAAATCCAGCTTTCGTTATTTCAGCCTTTATTTGTGTTTGAAGTGCATCTCTTTCAGCCGAACCCACTGGAGCTTTTTCTAAATCAGAATGAAGTTTTGATAATGTTGTTAATGGACCGTCTGATGTTGTACTTGCATCCAGAGAGGACTTTGGCAGGTGCAAATTAGAGTTAAATTCTGATCTTAATATATTTCCAACTCTTTCATCAATATCTGGAGTTGTAGGGTCATCTACTGCACCTTTAATAATAACATCCATGCGAGTTTTATCTTGTGAAGTGTCTCCAGGAATATTAGTTTCTTTAGCAAATGCTTTATTAAATTCTTCTTGATTTATTGTGCCTTCAGCAAGTTCTTTTTTAAGCCTAGCGATATTTGACATTTTTAATTGACTTGATGTCGGCTTTAGAGACTTCATTAGATTAATAGCAGTCGCTGGAACGGCAGCTTCCGCTTTTCTATTTGCCTCATCAATTCCCATAATATATTCGGCTGGAGATCTCGCTGCACCTGCTGCAGAACCAAATAGTGTAGCCCCTGGCTGACTTGCCAATTCACCCATTTTACTAAAGTATAAAAATGCTGCCATTGCTGGGTCAACTTCTCTAGGCTTTCCTGCAAGAGCTTGAGCAAGGTTTATGTATTTATCATCAACTCCTACGTCTTTTAGAACACCAAAAGGAACATCTTCCATATCTGTTCGTGATACTCCGTTTTCAGCCATTACCTATTTGCCCCCATGTAATAAGCACTACCCAGCGTTCCAAGAGCTCCAAGTGTTTGACCATACACACTTGGCCCCTGCTGTTGCTGTGTTTGTGTATTGTATGAATATTGTTCAGTATTATATGGAGCCCCTTGTAAGGCCCCTAACGCAAAATTTATATCTTCATAAGGCTTTTTTTGCACATCGAGATAGTCGGCATACGCTAAATCTAAAGCCTGTTGATCTAATAATCTTTTTGCTTCCCCAGTGGATATTAACCCTGCTGCAGCTTGTTGTTTTAATCCTTGAGTAAGAGTTGCAAGATTTTGATATTGCTGTGCAGCCTGTAATCTACCTGACTCTTCTGTTTCGTAAGCACCTCTTGCTGAAGCATCTGCTGCCATTCTACCAGCTCTATCGGCATCAAATCGACCTGCAGCAAACCCTAAACCTTCAGCTAGACCTTTTGCTCGCAAATCAGCTTCGCTTTGTATTCCCTCAGATCCAAGAAACGCCTCTCGAACCCCAAGACGAGAACCAAAAGCCCCAGACTTTGCTGCTTGTGCTCTAGCAGAATTTTGTTCTTGAGTGGTTCTGTCTTGTATATCTCGTATTGCTGGGTTCATAGCATCAGAATAAATATCTAAATATTTTTGACCTTCTGTGCCTTCACCTATAGCAAAATCTTCACCCATCATATCTCCATAGAGATCTTGATAAGTTACAGGAACTTCTTTGCCAGTGGTTGGATCTGTCTTTGTTCCTAAATATCCTTGACCAATTTGATCCATAAATGTCTGAGAAGATTGCGTATCAGCAACTCCGTCACCGTCTGTATCAAAGCCACTTATATAGCCTTGATATTGGTTTGCACCTTCGGTCAGCATTCGTCCAGCTTCTTGCTCTTCTAAAGAAAGCTTGCTTTTAGGTATTCCTTCTCCAACACCTGAAAGATCATCAGCTATGGCTTGTGCAGCCATTGTATCACCAGCTTGCGAGGCAGCAGTCCCATCAGCTAAAGTGATTTGACCATCACCATCATAATCATATTGTGTATTAAAATACTGTGCAATTCTTGGATCTTGATAGCCTTCAGGTATTATATATTGACCAGCATTAGGATTCGGAGTTGTCCCATCTTCTAAAAATTCTGATTGAAACTCTGGCTCTACTAAACTTGCAGCTTGCCTAAATATGGCTTTACCAGCTTGGCTTACCCACTCTGGAAGTTGCGTCCCTGCTAATGTTTCCGAAGACGATTTTAAGTCAACTGGGGCAGTAGTAAAACACATATTATATCTCCATATACATTGAGCCAGCCTTGGTTAAACCAAGTCGCTCAAAAAACTTATCTTTTCTCTCAATGTCCCCTGAAAAAACATGACCAAGCGTAATTTTTAACTTAGCTGAATTTCCTGAATAAATAAAGTTCTTTACTAATTTAATTGCTATTGTTGATTTTCTGTTTTCTGGTTGGACATAAAACCACAAATCTTTTAAGCTTCTTTCATCCGACCACCAATCACAATTTATAGTGCCAGCAATAGACCCAACAATTTTGTTTTTAACTTCCGCAACTAGAACAATGCCTTCTTCTAAAGCAAACTTTATAGTATTATATAATTTTTCTGGCTTAACTGGAGCCAGTTTTATTTTAGTCTCTGAATGCATATTTAATAACATTTCATAGATTGGCTTTATATCTTGCATTGTTGCTTCTCTTATTTCCATTACATTCCGCTTAAAGCTCCCATTTCAGTCTGTACGGGTGCTTCCTGTCGTTGTCCTCCAACTTGAGATATAATTTGTTGTAACTCTGGTAGTAACTTCATTAACACATCAGCAACGGCTGGAGTTATAGCACTGTCAATCATTCTAAGCTCTTCTGGAGCCATATTAGCTATACGAGCAAGCAAAACTGCACCAATTTCCTGAGAGGGTTGCATAAGCCTAGCAACAGCTTCTGGAGGCATTTCAACAGAAGACCTTTTCATATTCGCACCTTCCATTGGTGGCATGGGTGGTCTTTCCATTGGAGGCATTGTATCCATAGCAGCGTCCATTGCTGGTCTTTCGCCCATTTGATCTTCTTCAGCCATAATTATATCTCCTTTTGTTTATAAAGCACTGACCAGTCTGTTACTTTGCAGAATGATCCTATAACCCAGCAAGTCGGCTCTAGAATTTTCCTGTAAACTTTGCCTAAGTAATCTGGCTTGTCTCTTTCACCATATATATAAGCAATTTCATTTGCACGATGTCCTGCAACGTGTTTCCAGAACTTAACAAATCTTCCTTTGCGCATTTGCTTAACCATCCACACAGCCCACACATGATAACCATTAACATGAGTTGGAGTTAAGTAATCTCTTGTAAATCGGTAATCCAAGACAACTTCTTTTCTTGTTAGCAATCCCTGTTTCATTAATTCATTACAGATAACTCTGCCACCAATAATGCTACCTAAAGCACCACCGATAAATGAACCGATTGGACCGAATGCAGCTCCAAAGAATTTACCTACAGCACCAGCACCAGCCGACTTAGCTGCCTTAACAGGATCTCTTCCTAAAGCTAACTGTACAATAAAATTACCAGCAGCTCCACCAGCAGCACTTCGAAAGTTTTGAGCACCAGCAGTTCCTGCTTCCCCAAATGGATTTAAAACACCTCCATCTTCAAAAAGTGGTTTATCACCAAAAATTGGCATACCTTTTCCTATAGCATCCCTACCAACATTTCCACCAAATTTTTCTATACCTTCTTTCCCTATTGCATCTTCTGCTGCGGTTGTTGATATTTCTCCACCTCTCATTCCAGCAGTTTCTAATTTTCCATATTCAGGTGTTTTAGAAAGATTTTTTAAATCTTTTACAGAAAATGATGTCATACCTTGTGCAACATCCAAACCACTCTCTGTGAATGGAAGTCCTTCAGCAAATGTTCCACCAGTAGCAAGACTTGATCCAATGCCTTCAGCAACTTGACCCAATATAGGGGCTATTTCATTTCTCATTATTTCTTTAGGAGTTGGCAAGCCTTCTATTTCACCGTTTTCTGCTATAAAAGCTTCATAATCTTCCATAAGTTTATTTTGGTTATCATCTGCTGGGTCATAAACCACTTCACCTGTTTTGACTTTAGTAACCCAATTAAGAGAAGGCATTATTGATGTGCCGTAATAATCTTGCAAAGAAAATTGACCAAAATTTATATCTTTTGTGGGATTATTAAATTTTTGTTTATATATATTATAAGTAAATTTCTGGTCATCTTCTTCACCATTTACGTTTGCTAATGCTCCAACTTCATAAACCATATCAATTTACCTCCAAGACACTTATTACAACTGTTAGCCGATTGGCAGTAGCTGCTGTACATTTCAATATTTCACCCTCTTCTAAAACAAGTGGGGCAGATAAAAACTCGACTGTAGCACTAGCTCCTACAGCTTTAACATGAAACAAACTGAACACGCTACTCCCACTAGTTAGCGTTACAGATAGCGTATCTGCATTGCCTGAGTCTTCGGAAGCTAAAAAAGATTTTACAATAGCCGTTGTCGCACCAGGAACAGTATATAATACGGTTGCATTGGTGGTTGTTAAGTCTAGCTTTGCGTTGCGAAATTTATTAGCCAAAAAACCAACTCACTGTTTGGGAATTATTTTCCGTTATTTGACTTTGAAAAGACGATGCAAAAAATGATGCTTGCTTTTCTAGCTCTATTGTATTGTTAAGCCTCGCCATATAATTATAGTCATACTCTTGAGGAGGAGTAGGAAGTCTTAAAACTGCTAATGGAGCACTCATCTTAAACTGTCCTTCTTTGAATCTATTCTAAAGTCACCCATTGACCACTCATCTTCTGTACCAGAACTATACACTTTCATGCTTATTTGTCGACCCTTTGCTCTCGTACTTAATTTTGTAGTGGTATTTGTAATAGTGAACGGTCCTTTTGTTACTGCCGTAGTTTGATTAGGATATTTTTTGGTTTGTAACTCTACAAATAAATTTGTGGTTGCAGACATAGTTACATCAGGAATAATTTTATCAACCAAATATAGATTGTCTCCATTTTCCGTTAGTTCTCTTGGAGAGCTTACTATAAAACTATTCATAGCAGCACCATCATCTGTTGTCCCTGTTTCGTGATTATACAAGAAACCTTCTTTGTCAAAAGCAAAAGGAACATTTCTAAATCCAAAGCTATCTGACCAACAAGTTCGAGGGAGCGACCCAGTTGACCAAACTTGATCTCCATAATTGAATGTCACATAGCTGTCATTTTCGGGATTAAAAAAATCTGAATTATCTTCGCTTGGATAATACCATGTAATTTCCTTATGGGCCTTATTTATTCCCACAACTGCCTTATCCTGATAATTAAATCGCATTCTATCAAATACATAATATTCTACTGGGCAAGGAAGCTGGGTGACGACACCGTTATAACGATAGAAACCACGCTTGGCCATCCAGAAAATATCTCCGTCAACATTTACCATAGTATTAATTCCAGCAGCTCCAGTCCCAACACTGAGAAGCCTGAACGAGAAATCTAGTGGTGGTCCCACAAATGACATTCCGTAGATCGCTTCATCTGTAGATATAATTGTTTCTTCACGAGCAGAAATCATAGCAACAATTTTAGTTCCGATTTGCAGCCTCTGGTCACCTGCGTCATTGTTTTTAGTTAAACCCCAAATTGAAAAGCTTTCTATTTCCGACCATCGAACCAACATTGGATCTAATGTACCTGTAGTAGAGTCTGGTACAACAAAGCCATCTGCTCCACCACACACAAAATGCCGATCAGGGAAAGACACTGTCGACACCCTAGAAATTGTTGGCACAGATGTAGCGTCGGATTCATCAGATATTAATTCTGCTCTAGTTGTTACACCCTCAGATGTATCAAAATAATAAAGTGCTCCACCTCGCACCTGACATAAAACATCAGAATCCCAAAGATTTAGACTCCAACAAGAACTTTCCAAACCAACATTAGAAGCTGAAGCAGTACGAGCTGTACCCCATGTGCTGTCACCCCAGGCTCCAACACCAAATCCAAGAGCAGGGTCAGCGGATTGTATTCCTAATCCATCAGCAGCACCAATTAGGTAATTAATAACAACAGCGTTTCCACCCCCTGCAGACACTGTAGATGTTGCTGCACTTGGAGCTGTGACCGTAAATGTATTTGTAGTTACTGCTGTTATTTGATAACCAGATCTCCTGTTGAGTGTATTCGCTGCAATTCCACCAGTCACTGCAGCTCCATCAAACACCACGAAGTCACCTTTTAACGCACCGTGACCAGTATCCGTTATAGTAATTGTTGTCGTAGTGTCAGCCGTTGTAATCGGATCTATTAATATTTGTGTAACAGTCACGCCACTATTATGAGCAGCAGCAGTTGTACTGTCAGCACCTCTAGTACAGCCAGTCAATGTCAGTGTACTGATTGAAGTATATGTTATGACCTCTGTTCCAATAAGTACAGCTCCCGCTGCTTTAAAACCAGTGACACTTGTTAGATCAATTCCAGTTTCACTATCGTCCAAAGCTTCCGTTGTTGTTGTAGCTGCGTTTGTTTTGTCTCTGAGAGGTGTAATGTCAAACAATCCGCTGTCTTGAATTATATATAAGTGGTTGTGAGTTGAAACAACAATTCTGTCTATTCCGTCTTCATCAGACCGCCAAGAAAGCATTTTTCTCGCAATACCTTGAACAGATGTTGCTGAACTTGAAACTGTTCCGTCTGCATTTAATGAATTAAAAGTATCTTTTAGCCAACCACCAATCTTTGTCGGATAGCCATTACGAAACCGAACTAAGTCTGAATCTATCCAAAAAGGCCCAGCTTTGCCAGCAGCGTACTCTGTGATGTCTTTCACAATACCTGGTTGAAATTTTAATAATTGTAAGCTCATACGCTTCGCATTCTTTCTACTAGACGTTTTGATCGTTCGCCAACTTGATTATACCACTTGCTGTCAACCATCTCATCCGCTGCCTTGTCCCACTGTCGAGCGTCAACATTTCTCTTCATACCTTGAAATGCTCTCATTCTTCCCAAACCCATATTAAACAACATATTCGCTATGATTTCTTGTACAGTCTCAGGAAGATCATCAAAGTCATCATACAACCTATAGCAATCTTTTTTCACGCTTTCTAAGTCTTTTTCAAAACATTCTTTTACACGATCTTCAGAAACAACAGTTCCAACAGGTTGACCGTATTCAGGATCACTCTCAAGAATTAAGTGACCGATTCCGTAAGTCGGCAAATGGAGGTGATCCAGATAAATAACGTACTTACATCCCTCATCTATTTCGAGTTGTTTTCTTAATCTACTAATATCCATTTTACGAACCTTTAAAGAAAGTATCCACTTCTATCATAAGATCTTTTTTACTCTTTCGTCTATCTAATTCTATGCCATGAAAACGCATTTCTGTTTCCAACTCTGTTTTTGTCATAGAATTGTAATCAGGAACAATTGTTGTTTTGTCTGTCACCGTCACAGTAACAACATCAACAGGAGTTTCAATTATTTTCTCTATGACAGTATTCTCAACTTCTGTTCCGTTAATCATTGCAAGGGCTTCTGTTTTTGTCATGCTTGGTGTCGGAAGTGATCTGCCTCCTTTTACATATTTTAAATTATAAAGGTCTTCACCATTTTCATTCTTGCCAATAATAAACATTTCTACTGGAGCAGTAATCATTTTGTTAATCCTTTTGATTTTTCGTATGAACGTAAGCCCCCAATTCCAAGTAATCCTCCCAAAGTCGTGAGGAGGGTAGACATGTCGAAATTTGGTAATTCTGGAATATCTATTCCAATAATAGTAACCACAAAAATAATTAAGGGCTGTAGAACAAAATGATAACCAAAAGCAATAGCACATATCCAACCGACAGCAGGTCTCCAACCACCTTTAAACAAGCTACCAGATGCGGCTTCTGCTTTGTTTATCTCTAGCTGAGCCAACAATGCCTGTTGAGCGTGAGTATCAGACATCGTGGCTATCTCATGAGCAAGCTGTGCCTTTTGATCTTTATCTTGAATTACTCGATCTAGAATACCAGTTACTGGGCCTATAAGACTAGTTATTAAGCTCATTGTTTAAGCCTCGCTTTGCTCTAAGTTGATCTAAGTCTTTTGCTTTTGTACCGCCATCATATTCCCAAGCATAACCTCTATAAACCATTTCATTATTTATATTTGTTTCACCGCACAATATCCAACCAAGCATACGTCCATACTTACCATCTTTTTCTGTCTTAACACGCAAACCAGAAGCTTTCCCGTCTTTTAATCTTCGAGTGAGAAAGTCTTTAGCCTCTAGACCCATAGCTTTTTCTTCGAGATCTCTAGTACGAGACTCAGGAGTATCTATCCCTGCTAACCGAACTCTTTCTTTTTTAGTTAGATCAAAGCCAAGGTCTATTAGAATATCAATTGTATCGCCATCAACTACTTTTACAATTTCCTTAATGGCATATTCATACATTTTACATCCGATACAGTATTGCTAACAAAAGAAGAATAATTGAAGTAGCAGACCCAATTGCCCAAGCTTCAATCCGCTTAATACGATTATACAAGTCTTTAAATTGAATACTGATTTCAGTCTCCAAAGCAACGACCCTCTTATCGATTTCTGCAACTTCAGTTGTAATACCTGTATTTTTGTTTTTCATCTTAATTCGCTACTTCTTCCTCAACTACTTCTTCAACTTCTACACTTTTTATCAAAGCATTTGTAAAACCTTGAAGACTAACTTCAAATATTTGCAGTTCTGCTTTCAAGTTATTGGCTTTTGCTTGGCACACCTTGATCTGATTAATAATATGCTTTTGTTCATTCGACATAGAGTTAACGTCGTGATCTGTTCCGTTAATCGAGATTACATTTGTATTATCTTCAGTCATTGTATTATCCTTCTAATTAACCTTATTGTGCTTAAAATTATTAAGCAACCCAAGAGGCTTTTTCTTCGGCTGTTGGCGGGTTGATTTGTTTTGCAATATTACGCTTATGACCTGCTTCCCATTCCGCACAGACAACACCGAAGCCTTCAGCAATATCAGCGTCAATTTTAGTCTTTACCCAACCAACAACTTGATTTTTTGTTAGGTCTGCAAAAGCAATAAAAGTGCTTGAGTCAAGATTATCAGTGTTTAAACTAATTTTGTTTGCAGAGGAAGTTGTGTATGTTTTACCGTCTACAGTTTCTTCTGAAAAGAGTTTCCATACCACAGAGAATACAACTTTGGAAAGTCCGTCCTGTGTTCTGGTTTTAAGTTGGTCCTTTACCGACCATGTGTGTGTGACTGCCATTGTTTGTTTATCCTTTTATCCACAGTACATAACACAGGAAACTAATTTAACGCCTGTATCTGAACTGCCTATTGTTACTTTTCCAAGAGTCTTACTTCTTACAATATCATCTGATTGTACTTTAGCTGTGCCATCACCGTTGCTCTCAAGAAGATTACCTTTAGCACAAGCACCTGTTACTCTGACAGAGCCAATGCCCAGAGATGTAACTATAAGTTTGTCGTGGGCTGTAAATTCAGCAACTACTCCATACACACAAGCGTCACCAACGGAATCAGATACTTTTACTTTAGCGTGGTCTAATCTTTTTTGACCTGCTTTTGGACAAGGCTCTATAGTTGAGCCAATCCCGTTTTGTGTTTGCGGATAAACGTCAAGCTCATCTATTGTACTTACAACTGTTCCACGTTCTGTATTTGTAGGAATACCTGAACTTTCGTGCCTCCCTGAAAAACCAACTAAAGAAACAGTATTCCCAGACACATTTATATTACCTTCATTAGCTGCTGCGGACCTGAAGTCAATTAAAACTCCATCATTGCTACGGTTTACATATAGAGGAGTCATAGCTGTTGAGCTCAACTGTAAAACTCCCTCGTTCCCAGTACCATATAAAACAGTCCCCTCAACAGCTATGTTAGTGTCGGCAGTGCCTATAAAAACATTACCTGCTTGGTCAATCCTCATGCTTTCTGTAATAGAGGATGCACCATCAGCAGTATTAGAAAAAACTATAGCAGTAGGCATATCATTTTCACCTGGAGTGCCAGATACTTCAGCATGTATTTGAGCACCTTCTGTAGTCATATCAGTGCCATCAGCAGCTTGCCAAGTTATTCTACCTAACTGGTCATTGTCAGCTAAAATTGTAAACGAATCTTGAGATGTTCCTCTTGAATGGCTTAGAACAATTACTGACCCACCTGGTGAAGCCCTATAAGAGTTTGCCTCTTGAATGGCAGAATTGCCTTCTTTAACTACGATAAATTGCCCAGTAGCTACAGCAGTAGGGTCAGCACCAATACCAACTCTATCATTACCACCATTAACAATCAGCATATTAGCATTGCCGCTACTCTCGACTCGGAAGTCTACGTCTGCACCACCTTCGTTAAAGACTATTGCTGCGGTATTAAGGTCTAAAGCTCTGACTCCTCCTACAAAGAATGTCTGTACGTCAGTGCCAAAATCTAGGGAGGTATTTGCGTCTCCTAGGTGAACTAGTCCACCAGAGGTTGATAAAGTGCCATCAACTGTTGAGGCTGCATTAGCAGCAAACCCACCATTAAAGACAGTCGCAGCCGTGGTGGTCAGGACGCCTGTTACTAGGGCAGTGCCATCAATTACAGCGTTGCCAGTAACATCAAAGTTTGCTCCAACATTAAGATCAGCAGAAAGAGTAATATCGCCATCTGAGGCAATAGTAATAGCACCTACAGTGCTAGCAGAGCCAATAGTCTTACCATCACCAATGATTATATCGTCAGTAAAGGTGGCAATGCCTGTAACGGCAAGAGTTTCACCGACAAACAACTTCTTAGCTACACCAACACCACCGTCAATAATCAAAGCACCTGAAGTTGAGCTAGTTGAATCAGTAGTGAGATTTAAGTTAACAACATCGCTTGTATTAAGAGTTGTTACAGTTGCAGCGGCAGCAGCCCCCGACCCAAGAATACCGTCTAATGTACCAGTAAATCCAGTGGCTGTTATTTGATCGGTTGCAGTGATCGCATCAACAAACAAGTTAGCCCAACGAGCACCAGTTGTACCAAGATCGTCAGTGCTGTCTGTGTCAGAAACAATATTTGAACCACTTGTAATTCCACCAGTTGCTACTTGTGTCGCTGTGGTAGTTAAAACGCCTGTAACGAGGGCAGTCTCATCAATTACAACAGCACCAGTTACGTCTAAGTCATCACCAACAAATAAGTCAGCAGCAACACCTAATCCACCGCCAATTTTTACTGCACCAGTAGTAGAACTGCTTGAAGCTGTTGTTGAAGTCAAAGTTAAATCACCTGCTGACGAAAGCGTCATCTTAGTAGCAGCAGCTTCTGAAGCTCCTGTCATAAACTCTAAACTGGTGGCATTGCTTGACGCACTAAAGTCACCTTCTGACTTCGCCTGAATAGCTGCAGCCACTAAAATAGCGTCTGTGCCTTCACCCTCATTTGGAGCTTGAAAGTTTATTTTACCTAATATGTCATTTGCAGCAATGTCAGCTTCCGCTGTCTGTAAAAACAACTGTGCCGTACTATCGTCACCTGTTCCTGCATTTTTAATAAAAAGTGTTGTGCCGACTTCTAGCCCAACCAAAGCGTCTTTCAATGCAGCACCAGAGCCTGCACCGTCAGCGTAAATCATCTTAGTCACACCCGCAACGAGAATAACATTTGCACCACTGCCTTGTGTTAACGTAATAACTTGGCTTGTTGCGTTTTCTATAATCCAGAGCTTTTTAACTGTAGGTGGTCCGACTGTTATTGTGCAAGCTTGATTTCCACCTGTTAGCTTAACGTAAAGACTAATCGCCTCGTTATCTGTCTCTGTTCCATTTGGAATTGTCAAAGTATCAGTTGATGCACTCGCTACTGTCTTAGATTGGAATCCTAAAGCATCAGCAATTAAGGTTAAGTTGGTGTTTGTCGTGGTCCCCCACGTCCCACTTCCATCTCCAGTAGCAAGTTCATCCAAGCGTAAATTATTGTCATAACTGCTTGCCATATTAATCTATCCTTATAATTGCGTTACTGGCACTATTGGCAGGAAAAATAATCTTAAAGGTTCCCCCTACGACTGCAAAATCACCACCAAAATCCAAGACTGCAATTGCACCTCTAGAGTTTGATGAAGCATCACCTAGCGTTTTATTGTAAATCAAAGCCCCTCGTGCTGTAAATGTTGCTGATGTGAACTCTGGGTCAGCAGAATCA